CAACTTAGATGCCGCTAGAGATTGGGGTTATGCTCCTGATTACGTCAAGGCTATGTGGATGATGTTACAACAAGAACAAGCAGAGGATTATGTTATAGCTACCGGAACTAGCAGAACCGTAAGAGATTTTATTAGAATAGCTTTTGACTTCATAGGTATAAAAGAATGGGAGAACCTAGTTGTTGTTGACCCTAAATTTTACAGACCTGCGGAGGTAGAGTTTTTACACGGAGACGCAAATAAAGCCAAATCCGAGATAGGATGGTGTGTAGAAACCCCCTTCAATGAAATGGTTAAAAGGATGGTAGAGCACGACATAAACAAATCATGCCAAAAGAAAAATACGACCCTTATCTAGTATATAGAGATACGAGAGAAAAAGAAGGGTGGGAGTTTTCACAGTCTGGATATTGCGCCGGAACAGAGGAGCAAACCATAAAGACTGGAGACTATACCTTATACGGTTACGAAAATCATATATGCGTAGAAAGAAAAGGAAATGTTTCAGAGCTAGCTACAAACATAACACAGGAGCGGTTCGAGAGAGAGCTCGAAAGAATGAAAGATTTTCCTTGGAGGTATGTCTTGTTAGAATTTGAAATGAAAGACGTTGTCGAGTTTCCACGGGGAAGCAAGATACCGGCTTACAAAAGAAAATACATGAAAGTAAGAGGGCCATTTTTTTTAAAGAGAATATTAGACCTACAAAAAACATACGACGTTCCATTTATATTCTGCGGAAAATATGGAAGAGAGGTTTGTTCTAGTATCTTTAAAAGGTTCATGGAGGCTCAGTCTAAATATGACGAAAAAAGATAAAGAACATACAGAAAGCCTTTTAAGGCACGCTCACTTAAATCTTGGTGACACCGATATCGTCCATGTGAAAAATGGCCTTATTAATTCTTCAGGCCATTATGACAATACAGTAATGGAATTTCTTGAGTACATGGCTCAACCAGAAAACTTTTGGTTTACATGCAAGCATCTTCTCAATGTAGATTTGCTACCCTTCCAGTTATGCATTCTTCAAGAGCTGTGGGGAAGAAAATTTCCAATGTTAATCGCAACTCGTGGGGCGGGCAAAACATGGATTTTAGCACTATACTCTTTACTCCGAGCGTTTTTTCATCAAGGGTGCAAGATTATAGTTATTGGAGCGGCTTTTCGTCAATCAAAGCTTTTGTTTGAATACATGGAAACATTTTATAAGAACTCTGCAGTATTTAGAAACATTGTTGGAGCAGGTAGAGGACAAGGGCCAAAAAGAGACATTGATAGGTGTACTTTTTATGTTGGTCAAAGTGAAATAATCGCTATACCTCTTGGAGACGGCTCTAAAATTCGTGGCTTACGAGCAAACTATATTGTCGCAGATGAATTTGCATCCATACCACAAGAAATATTTGAAGTGGTTATTAAAGGCTTTGGAGCTGTGTCCGCAAATCCTGCAGACAAGGTCAAAGAATACGCCCAGATACAAAAGCTTAAAGAGCTTGGCATGTATGAAGAGGCTCAAGAAATCGAGGGAGAGCTTGGATTTGGGAACCAAACAATCATAGCTGGCACAGCTTACTACGCATTTAATCATTTTTTCGATTATTTTGAAAGACAAAGGGAGATTGTGCGTAGTAAAGGAGACCAAAAATATTTAGAAGAAAAGGTCTTTAAGGGCAAAATTCCCGATGGATTTGACTGGACCCACTACTCTGTCATGAGAATACCCGAAGGGACTTTACCAGAAGGATTTCTCGATAAGTCTCAGTTAGCACAGGCAAAAGCCATGCTACATGCCTCTAGATACGACATGGAATATGAGGCGTGTTTTGCTAAAGATTCAGAAGGGTTTTTCAGAAGGAGGCTGATTGAAAGCTGTGTGACTACCCAGTCGATACGGATACCTTCAGGAGAAGACGTTACATTTGACGCTATGCTTATCGGAAACCCAAATAAAAAATACATATACGGAATTGACCCCGCGTCAGAGAATGACAATTTCTCAATTGTTGTTTTAGAGCAAAACGAAAAACACAGAAGGATTGTATATGTTTGGACTTGTAGCAGACAGGCGATGAGGGAGAGGATAAAAACAAAAAAGGAGTCACATTTAGAAAGCTTTTACAATTATTGTGCAAGAAAGATACTAGAACTCACAAAAATATTTCCGACAAACCATATAGCTATAGATGCTCAGGGTGGAGGCATAGCAATTATGGAAGCTTTGCATGATAAAAACCTGCTACAAACTGGAGAACACCCCCTTTGGCCATACGTTAAATCAGACGATGCAGACCCGTTTTACTGGGAATCAAAAGATAAACCTACAGATGGCGAAGCTGGTTTGCATATATTACACATGATGCAATTTGCTAAATCTGAGCTTATATTCAAAGCAAACCATAATCTTAGAAAAGACCTAGAAACAAATAGTATACTATTTCCTAAATTTGATACCATCCTGCTATCAGAAGCCATAGTTGATGATAAATTATCGAATAGACATTACGACACCCTAGAAGATTGTGTAATGGAAATAGAGTCTCTCAAAGATGAATTAACAACTATTGAACACACGCAAAGCCCTAATGGAAGAGACAGGTGGGATACACCCCAGACCATTAAGTCTGGAGGCAAAAAGGGCCGTTTACGCAAAGATAGGTACTCCTCTTTATTAATTGCCAATGAGGTTGGTCATGTTATAGACAATCAGCTAGACGGGCAGGAACATAAATTTATTGGTGGGTACGCACAACAAGAAAAGAATTCAAAAAAAGGTCAATTATATACTGGACCGGAGCATCTAGTTAAACAGATGAATGGAATATACGGTATTGGCGTAAGGCGAAGATAGTGGTGTATAAATATACAATAGCATTACCAATTAACTATCAATACTAATGGTGGAAAATTAAAATGGTCCAAAGAAAACGAAAAGACCCAATAAAAACAAACGTTATCGCAGAGAAAAACTCTGCCAAGGGATTGGCTTTTGTTACTTTTGACCCTACAAAACCCGGAGAAGCTGCAAATGCCCTAGAGTCATCTAAGGCCCTGGATGCATATCAAGCGGTTTCTTATTATGGCGGCGGTCCCGGCGGAGGCTCTAGGGATAGCTATGAAGATGTAAGTACGAATATATCTGTAAGAAATGAGTTTTCTAGGTCTGACTATGGCTCTTATAGAACGTCGGAGTCGAGGCCTATTAAGCCTCAAGACATCATAAGTTCTTGTAATGCAGCATATAAAAAAGTGAGTATAGTGCGTAATGTTATAGACCTAATGGCTGATTTTGGCTCTCAGGGAGTAAAGCTTTCACATCCCAATAAAAAAATAGAAAGGTTTGCGCAAAGATGGTTCAACCATAAAGTTGACGGGCAAAATGTTACCGAAAGATTTTTAAATTATCTGTATAGGCTTGGTACCGTTGTTGCACAGAGACACATGGGTAAAATATCTTTGTCCGAAGAAAGACGAATGGCTATAGCGTCGGAAGGCGACGTCTTAGAACCCACCCACAAAATTAAAGAGGCCCCAAGAACCAAAAAGAGGCTAATACCCTGTGGATACGCTTTTCTTAACCCACTAACCATTGAGGTTGTTGGCGGAGAGCTTGGTCAATTTGCTGGAGAGAGCGCTGTAGGCCTTAAAATAACAGCAGAATTGAAATCAAAAATAAATTCTCCAAAAAACGAAATGGAAAAAAGCCTTATTGAGAAATTGCCCACAGACTTAGTAGACGCTGTAAAAAGAGGGGTCGGTATACTCCCACTAGACAACAACAAAATTTCTGTACACTCGTATAAAAAAGATGACTGGGATGTGTGGGCCTCTCCTATGCTGGAGTGTATTTTAGACGACCTTGTTTTGTTAGAAAAAATGAAATTAGCTGACTTAGCGGCCCTAGACGGAGCCATATCCCAAATTAGAATATGGAGGCTTGGAGACTTAGACAAAGGGATTTTGCCAACAGACGCCGCTATTCAAAAGCTGGCAGACATACTTCTCAGCAACCCAGGAGGAGGCGCTTTTGATTTAATTTGGGGGCCTGAATTGACCTTTGAAGAGGTTACAACTGGAGTTCATAATTTTCTTGGCGGCACGAAATACGAGCCAATACTTGACAGCATACACAGTGGGCTAGGTGTTCCTCCGAGCCTGACTGGCTCATCTAAAGGTGGCGGAGCAACAAACAACTTTGTTTCCCTTCAAACTCTTGTACAAAGATTAGAATATGGTAGACAGCAAGTTACAATTTTTTGGCAACAAGAAGTTGACCTGTTAAGACAGGCTATGGGATGGACAAAATCTCCGTCAATTTCATTTGATAATATGATTTTAAAAGATGAAGCTGCAGAAAAAGCCTTATTGATTCAGCTTTTAGACAGAAACCTTGTTAGCGAAGAAATGGTTGTTGAAATGTTTGGCGGAGTTCCGGAACTCGAAACTTCTCGAAGAAAAAGAGAGCAAAAAGACATAGATTCAGGAAAACGAACACCAAAAGTTGGCCCTTATTCGAAAGACAAGATTCATGAACTGGTAAAAATCGCTCTTGGAAGAGGCTTTATAGACCCCGAACAAGCTGGAATGGATATTGAATTAAGGCCAGAGCAAGTACAGCCAACATCGCCGCAGACCAACGACCAACAAGAAAAAGAAAAAACCGGCAAAGTAGGTGAAGGGAGACCTAAAAACTCAAAAGACGCGCCTGGAGAACAGAGAAACAGACATTTCAAACCAAGAACATCCGCAGACATAGCTTCAGATATTGGCGGTTTTTTAAATGACATGTCTTGGGCCAGACAAATTCAAGAAAAAATAAGCTCTATTATTTCCCCAGCTGTTCTTAAGCATTACGACAAGAAAAACATGAGAAGCCTCTCTGCGGCACAATGCCTTGAAGTAGAACACGCTAAGTTTAGAATTTTATCAAATTTACCAATGAAAAAATCAATAGATGAAAAGGTTCTTGCCAATATTCTAGCTTCTAACCCCAAAGTTCCTGAAATATTTAAACGGCACTATGACGCACTTCTTTCCACACATATACAAAATGTAAATCGCCAACCCACGATAGAGGAGCTTCGGAGCTTACAAGCCGCAACATATTGTCTCTGTTCGTAATTTAGGCTATAATTTCCCAATATATTAAAATATGGTGTATAAAATAATAACTCAAAACGGGAGAGCTACTTTATGATGTACAGGGAAATTCCAATATATAGCGCAGAGGTAGAGGCTGGTGTTTCTGAGGCCATTAAGGCCAAAGAGAATCGGTCCATAGCTGCATATTGCCCGGTGCTCATGGAAAAACAGGTTAATGCTTCTATTAAAGAGCACACTAAGGTCAAAAAAGTTAAACGTCTAGAAAGCACCTCTGCTGTAAACGAAGACCAGTTTGACTTACATTATATATATACTATTTTAGCTACTACTGGCTGGAATCGAAATGATGATGTTTTTGACAGCAAAGAAATGTGGTTAGCTAGAAATAGCGCAGAAGATAAACCGTTCAATAAAGGACACGACCCCAACAATATCATTGGACACATTACAGGCAATGCCGTCGTTGATGAAAATTATGAGCTAGTTAAAAATGACTCCAAAATTGATTTGCTACCAGATAAATTCCATATCCTTACTAGCGCGGTTGTTTACAAGCACTTAGCGAGCAGGGATGAGAAACTTACTTTATCCACCAAAGAGCTTTTGCAAGAAATTGCAGAGGGAAGGTGGTTTGTTTCTATGGAGGCATTGTTTTCAGATTTTGATTACGCATTAATGTCTGTACAGGGAGAACAAAGCATTGTTCTTCGTAATGAGGAGACCGCTTTTTTGAGTAAGCATCTCCGTTCTTACGGAGGTCAAGGAGAATATGATGGGTATCGTGTTGGACGTTTAATGAAGAATATGACTTTTAGTGGTAAAGGTTTAGTTGAAAACCCGGGAAATCCCGAATCAATTATTTTCAAAAAAGAAGATAATCAACTTTTTAAAGGAGTGGCTGAGTCTACCCCTAATTTAAATTTACTAGTAACTAGTAGTAGTAGTAAAGGAGAAAGCTCAATGTCAGATAACAATGAGCAAGTCCGAGTTCTTGAGTCTCAAGTTGAGAAGCTTGAAGCAAGACTCCAAGAGTTGGACGAAGAGAAGGTTCAGGCTCAAATTATCGAGTTTGAGTCAGCCTGCGCTGACAAAGACGCGGAAATTACTGAACTTAAATCTCAGCTTAACGCTGCCAATCAAGCTGTTGAAGCCTCTAACAAGAGTGCTGAAGAGTTTGAAACAGCCAAGGCTGAAAGCGATAAAACTATCGCTGAATTGAACGAGAAGCTTAATGCTATTGAGGCCGAAAGCGTAAAAACAAGTAGAGTTAGCGCTCTTGTCGACAAGGGTATTAATAAATCTGAGGCCGAATCTTTGGTCGAAACTTTTGCTGGTATTACCGACGAGCAATTTGAAGCTCTGGTAACCAAGCTTTCTGAAGCTGCTTTTCCTTGGGATAAAGAAAAGGACGAGGAGAAGAAGAAAAAGAAGAAGAAAGACGAAGATGATACTGAGGCTGAAAAAGCCGAAGAGGGTCAGTCCGAAGCTAAAAAGTCTGCTGAAGCAGCCAATGAAGTGAAAGATGATGAAGCCCTGGATAACGCCGAAGCTGAAAATGCTGCGGCACTCGCTGCGCGAAGTGAAAGTGATAGCGAGGGAGTGGTAGCTAGCCTTAACAGCTATTTTAGTGATGTTTTGGGTAGCAATAATAACAAAGATGAGTCGTAAAAGGAGAACAATATTATGGCACTGAAAGGCGACCGATATGAGTTCGAAACCACATCAGACTTCTTCTTAAATGAAGTTTCTGAAAGAGGTGGCGTCGTAACTCTAAGCACTGCAGGTTCCGGTTCAGCACTGGACCAATCTGCTGCGTTGGTTACTTATGCAGCGGCTCAATCTGGGCTTATTCCGATTGGCCTCTTGCTTAACGATATGGTCAACATTGACCAAACTCGCCAACACATCAACTTCCACAAGAACGAGATGCAAAAAGGCGGCAAAGTGACCCTGCTCAAAAAGGGCTGGGTTGTAACCAATAGAATTGACCCTGGCGCTACCATCGCAAAAGGCGACGTTGCCTATGTCGGTCCTAGCGGATATCTCACTAACACGCAAAAATCACCCAGTCTGAATCGTCAGAATCGTACTGGTGGTCTTGTTGTTGGTCAGTTTGATAGTCTCAAGGACGAAGATGGTTACGCAAAAGTTTCTATCAACCTGCCACAGGCAGATTCCAACTATAAATCTAGTAGATAAGGAGGACTAATATTATGAGTATGAAAAATTTTAGCGCTCCTACGCCAGAGATGACTGCTCTTTTAAGAAAGAGTGGCTCGGCCAATCGCCAAGAGTCGCTTGAGGCTACGCATCAGCTAGCTGTTGCGCTTCAGCAGCCTCTGCGTCAGGGTGTTATGAGCGGAGATATCACGGCTGGTATCTACGAGACTATTCCATTGGCTCCTGGAGCAACTCCTGAATTTCCATTGGATTTTCTTGCTCCTGGAACTGAAAAAGACTTTGTGGCCTATAGCGTGCCGAATCATGGACGTATTCCTGAACGGTACATCGAAGGCGATTACGTCATGGTTCCAACTTATGAAATTGCTTCTAGCATTGACTGGACGCTTCGCTATGCACGAGATGCCCGATGGGATATCGTTAGCCGAGCCTTACAGGTTTTGCAGTCCAGTTTCATTAAGAAAACCAATGATGACGCTTGGCATACAATTTTGGCTGCGGGTGTTGACCGAAATATTTTGGTTTACGATGCCGATGCAGCTGCCGGACAGTTTACGAAGCGACTTGTTTCGCTCCTAAAGACTGTCATGCGACGTAATGGTGGTGGAAATTCCAGCAGCATTAACCGTGGCAAGTTGACCGACCTTTACGTTTCTCCAGAAGCAATTGAAGACATTCGCAACTGGGGCGTAGACCAAGTAGACGAGGTTACTCGTCGTGAGATTTACAACGCCGAAGATGGTGTTATTAATCGGGTCTTTTCGGTTAACCTGCATGACATTGATGAGCTTGGCGTTGGCCAAGAGTATCAGAACTTCTTCAAGAATGAGCTTAGCGGAAGTCTACAGGCTTCTGATGTTGAGCTTGTTGTTGGTCTTGACCTCAGCTCAAACGATTCGTTTGTGCGTCCGGTCAGAGAAGACGTTCAGGTTTATGAGGATGAGAATCTTCATCGTCAGCGTAGGGCTGGTTTTTATGGCTGGGCAGAGCATGGCTTTGCCGTCCTCGATAACCGTCGGGTTATTGTTGGCTCGCTGTAAGCTTAAAACTAGCTTTTGGCTAAAAACAAAGGGCTGGCCTCAATTTTGGGGCCAGCTTTTTTTATGTGGATTTGGTGTATAATATAGCATAATAGTAATTCATCCATATCAGGAGATATAAAATGTCTTATGGGAAGAACACACCAAAATGGAAAACAGAGATGACAAGCCTATTAAGGTATGTCATCAACGATGCGGATGAAACTACCAGAGAATTCACCGACGAAAGGCTGTGTAGCCTTTTAGTAACCTCCGCTCATTTAACCTTAGGCGTGGTTGATTTTCCAAAAGATTATAGTGTAGACATTTCAAATTCTGGCATATCTCCAGACCCAACAGCCGGTTCAAGAGACAGTAGCTTTATAAATTTAGTAATATTGAAAGCTGCTTGCCTTCTGGCTACAGGAGAATACAGAAGCTCTTCCAATCAAGGGGTGGTTATAAGAGACGGGCCGTCTTCTGTTGACGCTAGGGGGATGGTGGCAGCAAAAGGAGAAATGATGGCCTCTACATGCGAAAAATACAAAAAAGCAGAATTTGAATACAGGCTTGGAAATAGCAATGCCGGAGAAGCAATAATTGGACCACATAGAAATGCTGTGTATGGTGGTGGCGGCGGCCATTCAAGATAAAAACGGAGAATAAATTATGGGTAATATTACCAAAATAATCAACGGGAACAACACTAACCAGGGCTCTTCTGTTGTTGGATTAAATCGTGGAGGAACATCCGCCACAACCACAACTCTCGACGCTACAATAAATCAAGTTCCTGTTTATAATGTTTTAGAATCTGGATATATAACCAAGTTTGATGATTATGGTCTTCGAAGAAAAACTATAGAAATGGGTGATTGGAATATGGATTCCACAGGATTTCTTAAAGTTACTCACGGACTTAATTATTCAGACACATGGAAAGGAACAAGACATGCCGAATTTACTGTAAGAAATGATGCGGACGATGTTTATTATGTAGACGGCGCGTTTTCTTCTCAGGCTATGCTTGCAGATGATATAGCGGTTTCTGGAGTTACAAACACAAAAGTTGTAATTATAAGAAGAGAAGGCGCAAGCTTTGATTCTTCTAATTTTGATTCTACCAACTACAATCGCGGTTGGGTAACACTTTGGTATGAATGATGCTGGAAGCTTTAATTAGAACAAAAAAAAGTATAGCTCCAAATAAACTTAGGGGTGATGTTATATGCTTAAAACTTAAAGAGTTCGCTGATTGGGGTTCGATGGAAATAAGAATACATCAGCCTTGCCCGTGGGTGGATGAACGACTCGAAAAGTTAATGAGAGAAGAACTAGATAGAAGCGGAATACCTCCAACAGAAATAACGCCTTATAAACAATCTGAAAGCGTAGATTTTTTGAATTATTATGGGGAGTTGAGCTGCAGAAAAGAAGTTACAAAAACAAGGTCTAGAGTATATCTAAATATAGACGCTATTACAAACGAACATTTAAAAAGAGACGTTATTAATGACGATTTAGCTGTCGATTTATATAAAGTCGTTGGAATTGATATTGTTTCTTATATTCAAGAGAAAACAGAGGAACAAATTAATAAAGAGTTTAATTATAACAAGATTTTAGTCCAAAAAGAAATAGACAAAATAAAACCTACCCCGCTCAAAAAAGAAACCGTATCCATAGACGAAGAAAAATTATTAGAATATTACAGAAATAAAATCAATAATTAGTTCAAGGGGAAATATAAATGTCAGGTACTTTAATAGATGGAAATTTTGTTAGTACAATTAAACCGTCTGGTGGCGGTGACTTTACCACCCTTGCTTTGTGGGAAGATTATGTTGACGACGACCCTCAAAGTCTTTCTCAC